GGGTGGTCATGCGACGATTGTTGGAAGTCCAGCCAGTCAGGCCACCACGCAGCACGTTCTCCTGTATTCGATTGAACACAGTCCACAGGTCATCTGAATTATCCTCAATGCGGCGCATTGTGAGCAGGGACTGTGCAGAGATGGGTGAGCTATCGCCCCAGCGCAGCTGCATTGCTGCATTGGCAAAGCGTGACTGATCGTCCCATGACAGCATGGTGCCCTTGTACGAGCTGATCTTGCCCTCGTTCTCGCGAATATCACTGAGCACCTTGTAACTGCCCTCAATCACATCGTCAGCGATGCTGCCAGCGTGGCGAACGGTGATCTGATTCAGCATGGAACCTACGATCAGACCATTGCCGCATACCATGCGGAAGTAGCCAGCCAGCAGCTTGAATGCACTGGTGCCATCGTGGCTATTGATCAGCACGATTTCTGGGAACTCACTGGTGCCAATGCTGCCCTGATGGCGGAAGCGCACCATGTGCTTGGCATAGAAAGCATTGCCTTCCTTGCGGCTGCGCGTTTGCACAGCTTGCATGGGCATGAAGCCCTCTTTGCTCATGGCGTCGACAACGTCGAACGTAGGGATGAAGCTGTACTTCTCGGACAGCCCTGCTTTAGGGCTGCCGGAGAAAATTGAAGGGGCGGTGCTCAGGATCTGAGCATTGGTCAAAGATTGGATATTCATGGCTGATCTCCTGACTACTGATTAAAGGGTGGATGCGCAGCGAATAACTGCGTTCTGACGGCTAAACTCGGCGACCTTGTCTGCAGGAACCTGCAGCTCTTCGACCAGCTTCTTGTACTCAACCACAGTTGAGCTGTAGAGGCTGATGGTCACTCCGAATTGCACACCACGGAACTTGCCTTCGCCGAGGCTGTTGACCAGCTCGTCTTTGATCATCTTGATTCGGGCATCCAGTTCCTTGGCCTGCTGAGTCAGCAGAGCCAGCTCATCAATCTTCACTTGGGTAGTCATGTCGAAGTCCTCAAAAGCCTGCAACGTCGCAGTGATGAGAATCTTACTGGAAGTTAGATTTCCGAGTCAATACCCTTTTTCAAATATTTTATTAGATTCTTGACCGTTTCATTCAGGGCGTCGATTTCTTCCATTTTCCGAAGCTTCCATGCCCGTCTCTGCCCGTGCCAGCCCATAACTGATCCCTGATGGCAGGACTTGCACAGGGCCACGACGGTGTACTGCAGGCTCTGCTTGATGTGGTGGGCATCTGAGGGCGGCGGAGCCTCACAAACAGAGCAGGGAAGGCTTTTTACGGCCTCCATGTGCTTTCTCTCGGCGGCGCTGAGAGAGTTGTTCACATTACCGCCTTGTCCATCACTCGATTGGATGCCTCGGTCGAACGCCAGACGTCGATTCTGGCTTGTGCCGCCACCAATCCCCATCTGAGCTCCTCCTCTCGCTCCACGGCCGCCCTGAGGCCCTCCAGCAGCTGGATGTAGGACGGATCGGCATACGCCTCCATCTCGGCGGCGGCGGATGACTTGGCGCGGCCACCAGCAATGGCTTCTTTCATCAGGATTGCCTTTCGGGACTTCCTGAATTCCTCAATGTACGTCCGCTGGGCCTTCGCCTCTCCGTACTTGCGGCCATGGGTATACAGGAAGTCGACTGCGGCATTGATGTCCTTGTTATATTCCATTGAGCTCCCCGATTCTGGAAGGCAGCTTCTCGAATTTGCCGCTCTGCTCCCCGAATTTGGCAATCAGGGCCGCATCGGCCAACGCCTGCCCTTTGATTTTCTTGTCGAGGTCGGCCCACTTCGGCCAGATCTGAATTGCTCTCGACCTTGCTGCATCTTTGCCTTCATTGATCAGGCCTGCGCGTCTCTTCCATGCAGTTGGCAATACCTGATCGAAAGGGATTTCGTTCGCGCCCAGAATTCCCATCACGCTGCCGACAGCATGGCCGAATGAGAACATGCTGGTTACACCCTGTCCTGGCCTTGCTCCCACTTGCTCAATGTAGGCTTTGTCGATTTCTCCACTCAGCCTGACCTCATTGATCCAACGTGATAATGCATACACACTGACCCGCTTGTGTGATCCGGCCTGATACGTTGGCATCATGGTCCACTCGGTCGGCACACCGTTTTCAAGAACGACTATTGCGCCAGTCACTCCAGGATCTATCCCGATGACTTTACTCATACAGGTCCTCCTGAGCTTGATGAGCAGCTTGGTATTGCTGCTCAAGCAAATTCATTTCAGGCCCTTTGCCTTCGCACACTTCTGACAGTAGAAGACCTTCTTCACACTGTTCGAGTATCCCCCAAGGATCGGTCTCTGTGTTTTGCATGACGTACACTTCCGAGTTAGAACGTGAATTGCTGTAGCCATGCTTATTATGCAACTTTAGATTTGATTTGTCGAGATTACAGGCGGCTTGATTCAAATGCTGGACAAGATTCCATTTCACAGCATTCATCAATACCAATAACTGGGGTAACTGGATTGCACTTCTTGCAAGTGCATTTCTTGTCAGAATCTGGAGGAATAGCTTCTGTCGAGAGATTCATATGCACGAAGGTATATGGGCTCTTGCTGAAGTTCTTTGTGAAATTGTGAGGTAGCCATGAATTGGTTAAGACCAAGGTTCCGGCTTGTGGAGTCATCACAATGCGTGAACTTGCAGCTGTTACTTTCTCTCTGTTTTCTTCAGGCAGATTAACGATTACTTTTGCATGTCTTGGATCATGGATAACAAGCTGACATCCATTCTTTGGAGTCTCTAAGAAATAAAATGCCGAGATCTGAGCCCTATGACCATGTACATGAGTTTCGATATGGCTGTGCCAATTATGTTGTTGGGCCCACATCTCCGTGAAGTAGGTATACATGCCATCAACAGCGAACCCCTGTGACTTCAGAATGTTCCAAGCAGTTTGGCTGACATACTTGTTGAATTCTTCCATTACTGGTTCGTGGACAAACGACTTGGTCATAACCAGCATCTGGTTATCTTTCTCTTTGTCTTTTTGGATGTAATGGTTTGCCACCATTCTTACTGTCTCAAGGTATTCAGGCTTCTGAATGCAATAGACGGTGGATACGAAATAATGAAATTCTTCGAGAGTATCCATCACCCCTCCTTCGGAGTGCTGAGTAGTAATTGACGTTCCACCATTCTGCGCTTGAGCAGTCCGGCCAAGACTACTCCATTTACCTTGTTCCACTTCAGAAATTCATTCGCGGCCTTGGCTATCTCACCACGGTTGAGTTTCATGCGAAGCGTTGACCTCTGCAATGCTCCCAATCCTAAATTGAATGCGAATGAAACCAAAGCATCCATAAACCCCTGCCGATAAGCAGCAGCAGGGCACAGTCTAGCCACACCCGATTCAACAATCGAAATATCCCGAAGGAACAGCTGGTCAACCTCTGCTTGAGTCCATTCTCTGTTGTCTTGGGGCCGGAGTTCATATTTGTTTCGACTATCAAGCTTCAGCTTCTTTTGATCTGGATACAACACATGACCATAACCCACCGTCCACAGCGATGCCGGACAACGATAGGGCCTGAGCCTGCACCCTTCGTAGTACTTGATTATGGTCTTTGCCTTCTCGCTGGTGGTCATTTCCCAAAGGCTCTTCCGCCAAAGTGAAAGGCAATAATGCTGGAGAACAGCGCCTGAGTTTCACCGTCCCACAGCATGTTCGCCAGAGAGGTGAAGTCTGTTCCGCGATTCCATCCGTACCAGAATAAACCAGTATCGATGAACACCAGCAATCCGAAAAACCCGAAGGTAATTACTGGCCGGACCAGAGCTCGAACATTCTTGACCCACTGAGAGGTGCCATCTCCCAAGGATGCATCATGCCCATAGAGCGCCTGCATCTCGGCCTTCTGTGCGTCGATCAAGGTCTGCTGCGTCTGAGCTGCAGTCTGGATCTGAATCTGCTGGGTGTGGATGTCTTCCACTTTGGCTTGAGCATCGAATCCCTGTTTGCTCATCTCCAGCTCATGCGCTGCCTGCAGCTGGGCCAATTCAAGTTCGTGCTTTTTGTCGGACTTGTCTTGGAAGAAATCCAAGATCTTGGGTAGCCCGCCCGCCAGAAAAGAGATCAAGGTCGAGATTAGAGTTGTCACTGGGTACTCCTCACTACTGTAATACTGAAATACTGTATTACTGTATTCTCTCATAGTTGCTGGATGGTGGACCAGACCTAGCCCTCCCAAAAAAAGGGCTAGACCTTCACAGATGCCGGACGGAGCCACCTGACCCGCGAGCCTTTCGATGCTAGGGCGCTAGCTTCGCCACCCTTGGTTCTATCTCAGCATCTTTCCCGTAGTAGAACTATCCCCCAACCGCTACTGCCAGTGCGCGTCCAGTTGGGCGGTCGCCGAAGCGACAGAATCATCATCCTAGTTGTGCATCTACCGTTTTGCAAGCATGCAGAAGATTGACCTTCTTGAGGTCATGCACTTTCTTGAACACAGCGAACGGCCCTTTGTTGATGTGCAGATCATTCACATCCCATCCAAGTTCGTCCGGCATTGTCCAAGGACGTCCAGTTTCTTTTGCTATGCGCTCGCCTGTACCCGACTTATCGTTGTCTGCGAACACATAAACATTGCCCTTAATTTTCGGTGAAACCTGTAACAAATTGTTTGCACTAAAGCACACAACGATGCGAACTTGCGCACCAATCGCGCCAAGTGACGCCTGCAGGCTCAGGCCCGTTGCGTACCCTTCGACCAGCCATGCCTCTTCCGAGGTGCGAGGCCCAAGCACCAACACTGCATCCTTGGACCTCATGCCGTACTGCATACGCTTCTCGAAGGTCTTCTTACCGTCCTCGGTGACCTCGTATATCTGCTGTACGCCCTGCAGGTTGCCTGATTCGACATTGCGCATGGGTATGAGCAGCTTGTTGTCTAAAACGAGCCCCTGAGCGTTAGGAAAGCCTTTATGGACCAGATAGGGGTGACCCATGAGCTTCGCCCTGCTGAGCATGTTCTGAGCGTCTGCAGCGGCTCTCATGTAGCCACGCTCACGCTCTTCTGCTGCCCGCTTGGCAGACTCCTTCGCCTCGACCAAAAACGCCCTGTCGATAGGCTCATGGTCTTCATTTTCCGACTTGTACCAGATCACCTCTGGGTAGTCGGACGCCCAATCTTTGACCCAGCCTGATTTGCCGTTCCACATGAAGGCGCCATTCTTCGAGCGAGGGTCTTTGACTGTGCCGCAGCGCCTGATTCGCTCAGACGCATACAGCTGTCCGTACTCAATTACCACGCCGTTCAATCGTGCGAATTCGATGAAGTTCATCTCATTGTGCTCCGCTTGTATGCAATGTTCAGCTGCCGGATCTTGTTGTAGGTACCCTGAGTGATATCCACCTTCTTTTCGGAGAAGGGCCATGGCGGCGTCTGATTTAAGATTGCCTTGAACAGGTGCCACGCACGACCACGCTGCTTGTCCGGCTTCGAGTGATATCGGGTGTACTCACAAATCTGCTCCCAGAGCCCGTGCGGACTGTCCGCCAGCTTGGTCTTGGTGCCGCCCTTGCCCATGTAGATTTCCTGCATCTCGCCAGCATGGTTCTCTACAAGGCTGGTGCGCTTGTGTTCATACCCGCATGACATGCATCGCTTGTGGAACGGGCGATGACCACACGAAGGGCACCCCTTGACCTCAAACTCCTCCTTGGTGCGGACCTGCTTATCGAGCTTCTCTCCGTCATCCAGCTGGGCCAGACCGTTAAAGTAAATCTCGCTGTAGTCCTCAAAGAATCGGATGATGTTGCCGCTGAAATCGAGCAGGTAGCAGTCCTTTTTCCCCGTCTCTGGTGATGACCGCAGGCCTCTTCCCCACATCTGTATCGCCGTC